AAAAATTCCTGTGCTACTCTAATCAGTATAATGGGTATATAACTTAAAACTTTCTAACTTAGAACTTATATAACTTATAACTTGTTATCTTTATTCTTTGTATTATTATTAACTATAATTCTTGTCTATAGATTATCAATTAAGGGTATATGAAAAATATAGAATCTAATATCTATAATACAACTTCACTAGAAGTCTCAGAACTAGTAAATGAAAAAGAGAAAGCTTATGGTAAAGCTTTCAAGAAGTCAAAAGAAATTTTAAAGATCCTCTATCCTGATGGAATACCAGTAGATAAATATCTGAATGTATTAGCCACTGTCAGGGTTGTAGACAAATTGTTTCGTATCGCCAACGATTCAGATGCTTTCGGTGAAAGTCCGTGGCAGGACATTATGGGCTATGCCCTCTTGGGGTTGATTAATGACTTGGAAGAAAAAGAGAAGAGTCTACGGGAAGAATAAACACTATTCAGTCATTAAGAAACTAGAGAAAGAAAGAAAGGTTGACAAAGCATTCCAGCTCAAATTGGAAGCACTCAGCCTCGAAGAGGTCATAGCCCTAAAATTAGAACTCGCAGTCAAGGCTGCCGGAAACTATATGTTTGGTTATCAGATTTGGAGAAGTCTTGGTAACATCGCAAAAGATGCCACTCTCAAGTGGGCACTATCAGTAACAAGAACGAAATTGGAAGCAGTTCGACTTTTGGGGTTGGACAAAGCTGACTTCGTTAGACTACTCAGAGAATATGGTTCTGAAACTTTTTTTACTGATGAAAAAGAAGATTGATACTTTACTCTTGTGACTATTTAGTTTATACTCTCTAACGAAGGGGAGCGACACAAAGTGATTGTTGGTTGGTAGAGAATGATCTGATAGCTCCAGTTAAAGAGAGGATAGTATAGTGGTGACCCGAGAAACCCACTAATCATAAGCATTTTTTTTTGATCTTTGAAAATTGGGGATGATACGGCTTCGACAGAGCAAGCGAAGCAATGAGTGCAAGTGGTCAACGGTAACATATGACCTGATAATGTTGCAAAGTATTAAATGCCAACGATAACGTTGAACTTCAAGAATTCGCCTTAGCGGCTTAATCTTGCGGGGTTTCTGGTGACCTTGTTAAAGAATACCAGATAGGTGGTGATTCACAGAAATAAAAAATCAAAATGGTTCCCTCGTCAGAGGTGGAGTGCGACAAGACAGTAAGCACAGGTGAGAACACTGTCTATCTTTTTTGGTTTGTGATAGTAAACCAGACAAACTTGTGAATGACTTTTTGTGGAGCGTGTTGTGGACCCGAGTTCGACTCTCGGCATCTCCATTATGACGGAATTTGACGCTTTTGTTATCTTGATTGGACTTTTGGTTGTAAATGTTCTGACACTCTATTTAGTAAGAAATGTCTTTAGACAGAAGAAGTGATGGAGGGTGGCGGAATTGGCAGACGCACTGTCCGGTCTCGGCAGCGGAGAATTTCTAGGGTTCTCCATGCAGGTTCGAATCCTGCTCCTCCAGTTTTTAGAAAGAAAATAAAATGCCATTAAATACACCATTTCTATATCTTACGTTTCCCGAAGATTCCACTGGCGCCTCCAGTGTGACTGTGACAAGCTGGAATGACTTTTCTGGAAATGGGCGACATGGTGCTCCACATATGACCGACGGAACTGTTCAGTCTCCCGGAAAAATTGGTTCATATTCCTTTCATGTTAATGCCCTCCAAGCCCCTCTTTATGTCCCGGCAATGGATTCGGAATGGTCAGCGATGAGCACTATAACAATAGCATATTGGGCAAAATGCTCTATATTTCAAGGGGCAAATAGCTATGTTATTGGCAAAAGTGGAACAAATGTTGGAATCCACGACTATCAAGGATGGAATTTGGGCAACGGAGTATCGTTCACCACCATCAGCAATGGAAGGAGCGCCGGAGGCGCTCCATCTAGCGGTTGGCACCACTATGCATTCACGTATGATGGCACGACCATGAGATCTTATCTCGATGGATCGGAGATTGACAGTGCGTTGCTTGCTGGCGGCGTCGTCGGCGGCACTCTCCACACTGATTATTGTGTTATAGGAGGCGCCAATGCTGCTCTTCCTGGTGCAGGCGTCGAGTGGCCCGGTCAAATAGATCAAGTTATTATTTGGGATGAAGCGTTAAACGGCACAGACATTTCAACGCTTTATAATGCCGGATCAGGAATGTCACTAACAACATCTCCAAAGACAGGGCTCGATACTATTAGAACTTATTTTCGGTTCGAGAATAATTATTCAGATAGCAGCGGCAATTCTTATAACTCTGTTACTACCACCGGTGACCCAACTTTTGTTTCGTCAACATTAGCTGGCGGCACAGCAGCAGTTGATTTTGATGGGGATGATTATGTGTACAATGATTTGTATGCTGTAAACATTGACCCTTGGGTCCGATCCCATCAATTTACAGTTTCTTTGTGGATGAAGACTAGCGACCCGACTGTCTCCACGGGTACTTGGCCAAAAAAAGCATACATGGGGCACATATATCCTACCGTGGGATCAAGTGGACTGGGTTGGGTTTTATGGAATAGTAGCCAATGGATAGTCTCCAGCTTTCCCGGTGCAGGAGTGGGTACGAACGCTTGGCCGACGTGTGACGCAGGCATCGTCACCGATGGGGACTGGCATCATTATGTTTTGAACTTTGATGGTCAACATCTTCATTCGTTCGTCGACGGAGTACAAACCTCAGCGGGCTCACACTCTCCCTTCATCAGTGCCAACACGGCTTGTCGAGGAGGAAGGGTTATAAATTCATCTCCTGATGCAGGCTATGCCCAATCCACCTCTCCTTTTAGAAATCTAGGGATTGGGGCTGAAAATAGAGTTGAACCAGCGGTTGATCCTTGCATAGCAGTGATAGACGAGGTCGCCATCTTCAACGAAGCGCTCCAACCCTCAGACGTCTTACTGTTATACAACGGCGGAGCAGGAAGAGACGTAACACCCGTCACTCCCACTCCTCCACTCCCAGTCATTCCAATCCAAGACGCCGCCACGGATAGAAAAGATTATATCATTGTCTCCACGGATGTCGCACAAATCTCTCGACAGTATGACAGAACTGTCCCTTATGTTCCATTCTCAAGGGTGATAAAGGGACCTGCAACGCTTCGTGGCGTAGTTACTGCTTATACCGCAAGTCGGGGATAAAAAAGAAAAAAACCGCCAAAAATGACGGTCTTTTTCACGAAAAAAAGTTTTTTTTACTCTAATTATACTTCCGATTGTAGGTCCAAACAGCATCCTGAAGGAAGTTTCGCAAGTCATACCAACTTGGAGATAGGGATTGATGATGGAACCTTGTATAGACGGAATGTACCATGCCTACAATCTCTCCCCTGCTATTGAAGATAGGACTACCAGATGAGCCGGGTGCGACTGGAATGGAGTAAAGGACCGCACTTCTCTCAATGTTGGGCATAGCCCCAGAATAATAACCTTCAAGAATGGAGACAGTGTTTGTATCGAAGAGCCCGAGGGGGGCTGCTACGTTCCAAACCTTCTCTCCTTCTTGAACAGGGGATTTAGAAATCTGAGCGACAGGGATTCCAACACGCTCAGTTATCAAAACGCAAGTGTCGATTTCGTGGTCGAGGCTCAATATCTCAGCATCATATTCAGCACCATTCAGTGCAATTGTTTGTAATCTCTTTTCTGCAGTAAAGATTACAGTAGGGTCCTTCTTCCCTTCTTCAATTAGCTTGGCTCTTCTTTGACTTTCGCAGACATGAGCAGCTGTCAAGACGAAAGTGTGATCTCCGCTATGTCTGAATACTGCTCCCGAGCCAACTGATCTTGAGCGATCCTCGAAACACACATCTGGGTTTTCTGCATCGCAAATTTTCATATAAGTGGAATTTGAGATTTGTACGAAAGAATCACGTGGAACATTTTGCTCTCCGCTCCCCTCCACTGTGCACCCACTTATCGCTGCACATCCGCTCAATCCAAAGAAGATCAAGCAGAAAAATAAAATTTTTGCTTTCACTGTGTAAGCACCTCCTTGAAAAGTATTCTAAAGTAAGTATGAATAAACAGATGATTTTACTATTTACTTTTAGATTTATTGGATAACAGAGGATAAATGGCAAAGAAAACATACGTGCTAGACACCAGCGTTTATCTCACCGATTGGCAATCCATCTTCTCATATGGGTATAATGACATTATTATTCCCTTGAAGGTTCTTGAGGAGATAGACAAGCACAAAAAACGACAAGACACTGTGGGAAATCATGCAAGGAACTTCATCAAGTTTCTTGATGGGCTTCGTGCTTCTGGAGATTTGACCAAAGGAGTGAGAATCAGAAAGGGCTGCGGATTGGTCCGCTGTGCTCCCGCTAACTCAGAAGTTCTCCCGGCAGATTACCCGTTCGAGAACCCCGACAACAAAATTATTTCTGTTGCCCTGGCAGAACAGAAAGAAACTCCTGAAAGAAAAGTCATCATAGCATCTCGTGACATCAATATGCGAGTGAAGTGTGATTCATTCGGCATTCCTGCCGAAGATTACACTGTCGGGAAGCTTGTGAAAGCAAGCACGGACCTTTATAGGGGCTTTGTCGACATTCTTGTCGACGATCAGATGATTGAGCAGTTCTATGCCAATGGCGAGATATGCCTGGAGGAAGAAAAATTAAAAGACTTCTATCCAAATCAGTTTGTGATGTTGGTTTCCAATGTCAATGAGAAGAGAACTGCCTTGGCTAAGTACCCAGGATACAATCGCCCATTGAGAAGGGTTGTAAAATATAAAGAAGGCGTTTGGGGAATTCGACCCCGCAATAAAGAACAGTCTTTCGCATTTGATTTGCTTATGGACAGGAATGTGCCAATTGTTACTCTCGTCGGCCAAGCAGGCTCAGGGAAGACATTGTGCGCCTTGGCTGCAGGACTTGAGCAGGTTATAACTGGGCACGATGAACCAGGCTATAACCGTGTCGTAGTCGCCAAACCGGTACAGCCAATGGGGAGAGACATTGGGTTTCTACCAGGAACTGTTGAGGAGAAGATGGCACCTTGGCTTGCTCCAATCCAAGATAACCTACGATTTCTGATGAATTCGGACAAGGTAACTTTA